GCATCTGTTTTTTGCGCTCTTGGCTTATGTAGGCCATGATGTTTATCCTTCGTCTGTTGGCTTAATTGCCGTCTATGAAAACAGTATAGCGGTGACTAAGTCACCTGTCAATAGGTTTTTTAAAAAAATATTATTGCGTGGAAACAAGGTGTTGTGATTGAGGTTGACAATATAAATGAATCCAAGGTATTATTTATTATGCCAAAAACACTTTACACTGAAGAATTGGCTGATGCCATATGCTTTGAAATAGCTTGTGGTGATGGTGTTCATAAAGCCTGTGAAAAACACAATATTGATCCAAGGGTTTTTTTCGCATGGTTGTTTAAAAACAAAGACCTTCAACATAACTACATGCGCGCGCGTGAATCTAGATCCGACGCTCATTTTGAGGGTTCTGAGCAACTTATGGCAGAACTTAAAGCGGGCAAAATTACATCCGATCAAGCGAGGATCATGCTGGATGAAATCAAATGGAAATGCGCTAAGCAAGCTCCTAAAAAATACAGCGATAAATACACGGTTGTGGGCGATCCTGAATCTCCATTGATATCATTGACGGCAATTGTGAATCAAATTGAGGGCAACACCGTTGGCTTACCTCAAATCACAGCTCAGTAAAATGGATGAGAAAGAAGCCTATGTTAAATTGAGGGATGAATACCTGGGCAATCAGGAATGGAGATTGAACAATCTGTACCATATCCGCGATAAGAACGGTCAGAAGGTGGTGCTTAAATTTAATTGGGCACAACGGCAATTTCTTTCAACCGTCTGGTATTTCAATGTTATCCTCAAAGCCCGCCAGCTTGGATTCTCCACCATCATCTGCATTTACTTCCTTGATGCGTGTCTGTTCAATAGCAATCATAAATGCGGGATTATCGACAGCGGCATTGATGATGCGAAAAAAAAGCTGAAGATGATTAAATATGCTTATGAGAACATCCCGAAAGACATCCTAAACAATCCATTGATTGGCCTCCCCACGCTCGTTACAGATGCCGCAGAGCAGGTTGAGTTTAGCAATGGTAGCGGCATATCAGTCGGCACCTCACACCGTGGTGACACGCTGCAAAAGCTGCTTGTGTCCGAATATGGGAAAGTATCTGCGACTACTCCTGAAAAGGCGCGAGAGATTAAAACGGGTGCGCTTAATGCCGTCGGTATCGGCCAGCAGATATTTGTTGAGTCAACAGCCGAGGGCAAGGCTGGCGAGTTCTATGATTTGTGCCAACAGGCAATCAACCTTAAAAATTCAGGTAAAACGCTTAGCCGTCTTGAGCCTAAGTTTCACTTCTTTGCATGGTTTAAAAACCCCGAGTATCGCCTGAGCGATGAAGAAACCGCGCTTGCTGTCATCCCGAAAGAAACCGAGGCGTATCTCTCAAACTTTAGCCTTACACCCAATCAAAAGGCTTGGTACGCGATTAAAGAGCGCATCATGGGCGATGACATGCGGCGGGAATATCCGTCAACGCCTGATGAGGCTTTTGAAGGATCAATGGAAGGCGCATACTACGCAAAAGAAATGGCCGAGCTGCGTAAATCCGGACAGATAACCTTTGTGCCCTATGATCGTAGTTGCCCTGTTCACACTTATTGGGACTTGGGTAAGACACGGGATCAAAGCTCCATTATCTTCTTTCAGGAGATTCGAGGCCGCAAGCACTTCATCGATTATGAGGAAAAGACAAACGTCGCATGGGATTCTTACGCCATCATCCTGAAGGAACGCGGCTACAACTACGGCACGCACTGGTGGCCGCATGATGGGAACATGAATCAAGTGACACAAGGCGAGATTCTAACATCGCGTACGATGGCTCAACGTGCGGGGATTAGCCCCATCAAAGTCATCCCTGTCACCAAGAGCGTGCACCACGACGTGATGAACTACTGCCGCCCGATGCTAACACAAGTCTGGATTGATGAAACCAAGTGCGCTTTGCTCATCAACCGTCTCGACAGCTACAGACGCAAATGGGATCGCATCAACGCTATGTGGATGAACGAACACGCGCATGATGAGGCTTCACATGGTGCTGATGCTTTTAGGACTTTTGCGATACAACAAATGAAGCACAAAGAAGATGCTATTGCAAAGATTGTTCCGCCGGGCTATTATGCCGCCACATCGTACCAAAGGGTTTGAGCGTGGATAGAGATACAATCGTGCAGTCCATGCTTGATGATTTCAAGCTCTCATCAGAAGCTGAGGCTGACAACCGCACCCGTGCTCTGTTCATTTTAGATTTTACCCGCCCCGGTGCCAAACAATTTAACCCGCAAGAAATTACTGCACGCGGCAGCCGCCCGTCTTATTCGTTTAACCAGCTTCCTAAGTTTGGCCGTCAAGTCATCAACGACCAGTGGCAAAACGTTCCGCAAATTAAATACATCCCCAAGACCGATGCCGACGTTGAAAAGGCAGAAATCCTAGAAGACATGGTACGCGAGGTGCAATCGCAGGGTTGCGCTCAAACGGCGTACAAGATGGCTATTGCTAGTCAGGTCAACATGGGTTGGGGTTACTTTGCCTTTGCTACGGATTACGACAACGACGAGAGCAATGACCAAAATATCTACATTCGTGAGATACCCAACACGTTTCAGGTGTACGACGATCCTGCATGCCGTAAGCAAGACCGTAGCGACAGGCGGTTCCTGATTGAGGTTGAAGATTTACCCCTCACGGAGTTTAACCGTAGGGAAAACAGAGAATACGCTAGGGACGAATTGCAATCCGTTGGCAGTGAGTACCCATCATGGGCGACAATGGGCGAGAATTTGGTGCGTGTCGGTCACTATTGGCGCATGGAATACGATAAAGAAACCGTTTGGTTCAACAAAGAAACAGGCGAGAAAGTTACCGAGAAACCTAAAGATGTTCAGAACTACAACGAGCGCGTTATTAAAAAACCCCGTGTGATGTACTACAAATGCACGGCAAAGGAAAAGTTAGAAGGGCGCAAGTGGCAAGGCTCACACATCCCGTATTGCTTTGTTGAGGGCAATAAAACCGTTGTGAACGGTAAAACGTACCTCACGGGTATTTATGAGGATATGATTTCAACACAAGTGTTGTTCAATTACGCCACAAACACAGCCATTGAACTTGCTGAGTCTGCGCCTATTTCTCCGTTTATTGTGCCTTTGCGTGGTGTTAAACAACTTGAAAAATACTACGATACCGTAAACAGGAAAAATTACGCTTATTTGCCTTATAACGACATTGACGAAAACGGCTTGCCTATTGCCCCGCCGCAAAGATTACAAAACGGTGCGGATTTGTCATCGGCTGTTGCGCTTATCCAGATGGCGGAACAGAATTTCTACGGTACTAGCGGGATTTACCCGGCATCACTAGGCCAGCAAAGCAATGAGAAATCCGGAAAAGCCATTCTTGCCCGCCAGCGCGAAGGTGATGTTTCAACCTCAAACTATGCCGACACCTTTCGCCGAGCCTTGCTTTACGGGGGAATCATCTTTCAAGATTTGAGCAAGAAGATATACGACAGCACCCGCGAAATTCAGGTAATGAGCGAGGACAAGAAAACCCGCGTTGTTAAGATTAACCAGAAATACAAAGACCCTAAGACAGGAAAGGTCATTGAGTACGACATGACCAAGGGCGAGATGGGCGTTGCTATAACTACTGGACCAAGTTTCACCACCAAGCGTGAAGAGGCTCGTGAATCACAACTCGCATTATTCCAGGCCGCGCCACAAGCGATGTTGCCAGCATTGCCAATGATTATCCGTAGTCAAGATTGGCCTAACTCCGATAAGACAGCCGATGCGGTAGAGCGTGGATTGCCGCCTGAGTTGCGCGACCCTGAAAGCCAAAAAGAGCAGATGCAGGGCGTTCCCCCAGCGGTACAGGCACAGCTACAGCAAGCGCAGCAGATCATTCAACAAATAGGCCAAGCGTTGCAGGAAGTTCAACAGCAGAATCAGCAGCTTCAACAAGAAATTGTAGCCAAACAAAACGAAGTTGAGCTTGCTAAGCAAACCGGGCAAAGCCAAAAAGTTCAAGATGCTCTAAAAGCTCAGTATGACAAATTAGCGGCGCAACAGAAAATTGCCGAATTAACAATTGCTAACCGTGAAAAAGATTTAGAAATACAACTCAAAGACGCGCAAGCAATGTTGGCACAGCAACTTCAGCCCGAAGCAAAACCAACTGGCGAAATGGACGAAGAAACGCTGATGTCTGGCTTGGGTGAAAATGCGTTGCGAGGCTATAAGATGGACAAGCAAGTTAAGATGCAACAAGAACAAGCTGAAGCGCAAATAAAAGCCGCAGAGGCGGAACAACAAAGGCAAAACATGGCGATACTGATTGAATCGCTCTCACAAATGCAAGCCAATATTGTGCAATTGTCCAACGATATTCGAGCTCCAAAAGTTATCGACGTTAAAAGAAATCCTCAAACAGGGCTTATCGAACAAGCTTCAACCAGAACCGTATAAGGAGTTTTTATGGCTTTCCAATTTTCCACTGCAACGCGAAACGCTGCACTTGACCAGATAGAAACAACTATCAGTACCTCTCCGACTTTGGAGATTCGCAGTGGTTCAGTCCCGGCAAATTGTGCCGCTGCTTCTACGGGAACGGTTCTAGCAACCATTACCTTGCCTAGCGATTGGCTTACCGCTGCTTCTGGTGGTAGCAAAACCATTAGCGGGACATGGCAGGACGCTTCAGCAGACGCAACGGGCACAGCCGGATATTTTCGCATCAGCCAAGGCGCAACGTGCCACATTCAGGGCACTGTGACCGCTACAGGAGGCGGCGGCGATATGACACTAAACAGCGTGAGCATCACTGCCGCTCAACAAGTAAACATTACTGAGTTCACAATTACCGCAGGGGGTGCATAATGACCGTGCCACAAATCCTAATAGACAAGGTTGCTGAGTCGCAGTTTGTTGGCCTTCCGGATTGGGAGGTGGCGACAATTCTAAATACTGTGGATGAGACGTTACCGACAAAGAAAGTTCCGGTGATGACCACGGATGTTAGGCAAGTCTTTCTAGAAAGACAGTACTGGCCAGGAATTGTTCTGACAGCTGAAAATACTGCTGCGGACGTATCGCTCCGAGGTTTGTGCATTACAGTAAGGGATAGCCTTAATTACACAACTATCATTGAGACGCACAAGCCTGCATCGTACGATGTTGTTGTAACCTTACTCACCGCCTTGGTGTCTGCAAATCTCATTGATGCAACAACTAAAGATGATTTACTTGCCATGACCAACGCTAACCAATCATGGGCCACCTACAATCAGATTTACGTTGATTCCCGGTTAGTGGGGCTTGCAAGAGGAGCCGTAGCATGAGTGTAGCAAAATGGGAAACTCCTTCAACTCGTTCGAGTAACTTTGCCAGTACGGCTTTTAACTCTCTGGCCAACAACACTGAAAGTGCAACCGTTACCTACGACAATTCCTCAAACAAAGACTTGTACGGCACCGTGACTCTAAAACTTGGCAGTATCTCCCCTGCAACCGGTGGATCGGTAAGTTTGCGGATTACGCAATCTGATGGGACGGATGTATCTGATAAAATTGGCGGGGATTTGTACACCATAGCTTTAACCTCCGGGGCTAGTGCAAAAGTCAATATCATCTCTATGGTTCGATTGTACCCTTTTTCATTAAGGTTTTCGTTGGTAAATAACGCTGGTGTTTCGCTTGCTTCGAGCGGCAATGAAATTTACGTCACGCCATTTAACGAAGATATTGTTTAAATGCCACGCGGCCTAAATCCTTATGATGAGGCGCGGTTGCAAAGGCGGCTACTAACGCCTAGATTGCTGGCGCAACTGCTGCGTTCAAAATTGCATTTTTGGTGGTCTGCTGATTTTTTAACATTGGACACTAATAGCTTGGTGGAGGGTGCCGAGGACTTAACTGGACAAGGCAGAAATGGAGTGCAGGGTACGGCAACTGCACGTCTGACCTATTTTCCGTCAGACCAAATGTTCGGCGGTAGACCAGCTTACGGCATGACGGCAAACCCTTCCGTGCTTTCGTTCCTTGGAGATTCCGCTGCCCGCACAGTTTTTCATTATTTTGTATCATGCTATTATAAGGACGGAATTGACACCACCTTTGACCAAAACAGCTACGCGATCAGTGGCGCGGCGGTTTTTGGCGCATTTCGCCTGCAAGGCATATCCGCCACGGCGGGGTGGCAAGCGCTCATCTCTGGTCGAACGTTCTACAACACGGGCGACCCGTTTCCGAGCAAAAACGGTTTTGGAGCCAGTCAAACCGTTCTGCCGCTGCCAGCTTCCGTGATTCAAAGCCGCGCTGCACTTGGTCGGTCGCAAGCCACGCGGGTGGGTGGCGGCGACAACGCACCACAGGCATGGATAGGTGGATTTCGCCATGTCGTCGCCTGCAATCAGGTACTGGCAGATTTTGAGTCCGCGTTAATGGAAGGCGTTATTGCTTGGGATGATGGTACTCAAAGCCGCTTGATTGGCACGCATCCATTTGCAAACCGCCCACCTTTGATTGGTGACTGATTATGTTAAGGGTTAGGGTTCCTAGAATTGCAAGTCTTTCTGGGGCCATAAATGGCGTTGCATCAGGTAGTTTCCCATTAACTGGAGACTCAACAGGCACGGTCATAATTAATGGCATTGCTTCAGGTACTTTCTCGCTGACTGGAAGTTCATCTGGAACGATTATTATTAATGGGGTTTCTTCAGGAGATTTTCCGCTTTCAGGTTCTTCTACGGGTGTTGTTGGCACCGCAACCACTAACGGCGTTGCTTCTGGGACTTTTCCGCTTTCAGGTAGCTCTACAGGAACAGTCATAATTAATGGTGTTTCTAGTGGTGATTTCCCGCTTTCAGGTTCCTCTACAGGCACTGTCGGTACAGCAACAACTAATGGCACAGCATCTGGCACATTTCCTTTAACTGGGGATTCTATAGGAACAGTACCAATAAATGGTGCCGCCAATGGGAATTTTCCTCTTGATGGTACAGCCATTGGGGCTGGGCCAGCAAATGCTGTGGCTTCTGGTTTATTTGGATTAACTGGCCTAGTAACAGGAACAAGCGGCGGACAAACACTTGCTCCTAATGGCGGTGCGCGCAGAGAATACCAGCCAACTACCTATGAATTGATAGAACGGCGTAAAATTGAGCGTGAATTTGAAGAGGCACAATTAAAGCTTAAAACAACCGAAAACAAAATTCAAACTCTTGAAGTTAAACGCGCACGCGATTTAGCCGACGAAGCCATGCAGGTTGAGCTTCTTGGTTTACTTACTCAGCAGAATGAATTGATGCAACTCATTGATAAGTTGCAGCAACAAAAATTAAGAGTAATAAACGACGATAACGAAGTAATGTTGCTCTTAATGCGCCTGATAAATTAAACCCTTGCAATCAAGCTAAAAGGAATGTATATGGAAAACAACACAGATGCTACCGCAACAGCGGCTCCCTCTGTTGAAGATCGATTCACCGTTGAGACCAATATAGCCACCGAGCAGGCCGAACCTGAAAAGGTTGAACCTACGAAGGTTGAAGCTACTGAGGTTTCAAAGCCGGATGCGGAACCCGATGAGGAACCGACCGAGCAGAAATCGATTAACCCCCGCACAGCCCAACGTAAAGCCGAAAAAGAACGCCTCCTTCGTGAAAACGCCGCCTTGGCTGAGCGAGTTAGGATGTTGGAGCAAAAAAACGCTCCTGTTTCGGATGCACCGAAGGCTAAGGACACATCAAAAGCACCAAAAGTCGAAGATTATGAGGACGTTTTAGAATATACAGCCGCGCTTGCCGAATGGAAAGCCGGGGAAATATTTGAAAAACGGACTTCTGAGCTTTCTTTGAAAAAACAGGAAGAATCTCTTGCCGAGAGATTTGAAGTTTTAAGAGAAGAAAAGCCTGATCTTGATGAAAAAATGGATGCGTTGGTAAAAAGCAAATTGGTCACGCCGGAGATTTACAAAGCAATTCTTGCTTCTCCCGCTGGAGCAGATGTTAGTTACCACCTCGCAAATTGTGCGCAAGACTTGATGTTTTTACGCGGGATGCCTCCTGAAGCTTTGCCCAAAGCGATAAAGACCATTGAGGCTTTTATCAAAAAGGGCGGTGAGCAGCAGGAAAAACCAAAAATTACGAAGGCTGAACCTCCTATTACGCCGCCGGGTGTGACAGTTGCCAATAGGGACGTAAGTTCTTATTCACAGCAGGAAATAGAAGACATGCCTTTAAATCAATACAAGATTTTAACAGGAATTCGGAAGTAACTGCTACCTTGGAGCCCCTTGGTAGCTAACCCCTACCAAGGAGGCCATTTCGTGCCAAACGTAGCCCCAATTAATACACACGTCGCCAAACGTATGTTGACCCGCTTAGATAACATGATGGCCATGCAATCAAACGTCAACAGAGATTTTCAAGCGGATTTAGCCGATTCCCAAAAAAAGCATGGCGGGATTATCAACATCCAAAAGCCGCCTCAATTTAACATTCGCACCGGCGAAATTATGGAAGTGCAAAACGTAGTCATCCCTGCAATAAGCACCAGCTTAAATATGTTTGGGGTTGATGTTTCTGCAAGCCAACTTGACTTACAAATTTCGCATGATGCGTTGCAACGCGGCAAGATTGACGGAGTTCTTGATGGTGCAGCCTCTGCTTTGGCCGCTAAAATTGAAGCTGATGGGTTTGATCTTGCTTTAAAAGTTGCAAACGTGGTCGGAACTCCAGGAACTACAATCACTGATCCTAGTGTGCTTTCTACTGCTGGAGCACTAATCACCTCTAACGGCGGAACAATTGGCAAGCGCGGACGTTTCGGGCTGCTTAATAGTTTTCAAAACGCCAGTTTTGCAACCGGGGTGAAAAACTATTTCAATCCAGTGACCACTGTAAATGACGCATACGCTGAAGGTCTATTGGGCAATGGTTACGGCTTTGAACTTTATGATTCTCAAGTGGCAAATACGTTTACTTCAGGTGTTTACGGCGGTACGCCCCTGACGAACGGTGTGTTGGTCGCTGGTAACACCATTGTGACTGATGGTTGGACTCCGACCACGACATCGTTAAACGTAGGTGATACCTTTACGATTGCTGGTTGCTTTAACCGCAACCTTCAGACTAAGAGGTCTACTGGCCGTTTGAAAAACTTCGTTGTAGCTGCCAAAACGGTTACGGACGGTTCTGGTAACTCCACCATCACTATTGGTGAAGATGGGATTATCCTTTCAGGTCCACTGCAAAACGTCATTAACGCTAGCGGCGGTAATACTTTTGCTGACAACTCAGCGATTACTGTTACTTCAGGAGCTTCTAATACAACTTCTATCCAGTCGCTTTTGTACCAGAAAAACGCCTTCACTCTGGCGGTTGTTCCTATCGCAAAAATCCCAGGCGATTTGGGCGTTAAACAAACGGTTGTTAGCGATAAAACAAGCGGACTGTCTATCTCCATGAAAGAGTTTATTGACGGAAAAACAAATCAGCACATGGTTCGTTTTGACGTGCTCTACGCATGGCTTGAAACGTACCCACAAATTGCTTGCCGTGTCCTAGGTGGTGTCTAATTCGAGGTTAATCACAAATTTAAAGGAGTATTTAATATGGCCGTTGCTACATCTACAAACGTAACTTCCCTTTTGCGGGAAAACCTTAACTCGATGCCTGATGGCAGTGGCGTTAGCGGTACGTTTACCGCTAACGGTGCAACAAGCGTAACCGTGGTTGAGCCTAGATTGACTTCTGGGCACAGTATTATTGTTACCCTAGTTACTGTTGGGGGTACCGTTGGTGCTCTTCCATCAGTAAAAACCCGCACCAACGGAACAGGCTTTACAATTTCAGGCACTGCTTCAGACACTTCAATCTATAGCTATAAGCTGATTTAGCCATGGGACGCAGACCAAAAGACTACGTTCTTGAAGGAAAAGAAGTCGCTGAGGTTTTAGAAACGGAGGTGGTGGCAACAACCGCCATCTCCGAAACAGAATACCAGCGGCGTATTAAACTTGACGTAAGCAATCCGCTTTACATCAACCCATCTTACGACAGGTAAAACATGGCTTACACAGCCCTCAACCTGATAACCGATGTGTTACTGGATATGGGCGTTATAGCCGATCAAGAGACCCCCACTGCTTCCCAAAGTGTGGGGGCTTTGA